ATATCGCTAATGGCTAAAGGTCGTAAGGCGGCACAGATTGTCAGAGGTAAGGGGAAAAAATAATGGCAAGTAAGAAACCCAACATCAAAATTCCGTTGGATGACATTGTTCGCAACGCCATTCGTGCCGCAGGCAAAAAAACGAAAAGTATCGGCAAAGCAGTCAAAAAGGCTGATGATGTCGCCAAAGCAGCCAGAACGGCAAAATTCAAAGCGTCACGCCCTACGGCTGCCCAGCGTGCCGCCAAGCGTGCCGAACGACTGACGCCCGAAATGCGTTCCAAGGGCACCAAACAAATGTTTAAAGAATATGACAATGCGCTCAAAGCCGAACAGGTAAACAAACGCCTTGCCGAAGGGGACTCTGGTTTGTATGCCATACGAGAAATGCGGAATCGTCCCGTTACGAAAAAACAAATTCGTGACGCCAAAGGCGCCGACCGAGGGCTAAAAAAGAATTTACCTAAAAAAATTCAGCGTGAAACAAAGAAGTCCGAGAGTCAGCAGATTGCCGAGGCTGCTAAGCGTGCTGAACGCAAAGAGGCATACAAGGCTAAAGGTGGCAGAAATTCGCCTGAGAATATCAAAAAACGCCAACAGAAGCGTGCTGATATTCGGAACAAAAACAACAAAAAGAAGTAGTTGTGGCTAAGAAGCCCAAAAAATCTAAAGATGACGGCAAACCCAAGGGGTTGGCTGCATTACAGGAATATGCCAACAATATGCTTGTTGGCAAAGAAGCCGAGGGTTTGTTTGATGAGGCTGGTCAAATACCGTTAAATTTGCGGATGGCACTAAATCGGGGTTTTCGTAATCCTATTCCCAGCGGCATAAAGGCTGGTTTGTTGGCTAAATCTGGGGCTTACACTAAAGCGGGTTTGAAAACAAACGCCGCAAAGTTTTTGGGCGGTGAAGAACTTTTGCGCCTTGCTGGACCTTCACGGTCCCCAAAAAGTACCATAAGCGATGTTGCCTCTTTGGCGTCCTTTGTGTTGCCTTTTACTCCTGCCAAAAAAATGTTGGGTAAAACCAAAGATTGGTTGGCGTTGCTTAATACTTTTAAGGCATTGGCTGGAGAATAAAACCCATATTTGGGAACAGATACGGCATTTGTGATGACTACAAACGCCCAATCTCAAGCAGTTCCGTTCCAATCCTATTATGGAGCCAAAGTTGATGGATACCGTCTGGCGCACACGGAGGGCGCCCGTTTGGCGCCTCCTAGCGCCCCATATTTGGGTCGTGAGGGCAAGTGTGCCGCCAACGAGGACACTTGTGAGGGTTTTGCCATCAAAGATTCTCAGTTTTGCGTAGGGCATAATCGTAAGGCTGGGAAAACCAAGAAGGGTTCATAATGGCTTATGTAGCCCAGACCGCCGCCACGCTTCGTGGGTTTGTCCGTGACATCACGGATTTGGATACCGCCGACCTGTCGGACAGTTTGTTGAATATGTATATTCGTGACGGCTATTATCGCATATTGGACCTTGAGAAGCGTTGGAAGTTTTTGGAGGAAACTTTTACTTTTAACACGGTCACGAACCAGCGTCCTTATACGATTGCAGATTTTACGGCTGACCCTATTCGTGAGGTGATTTCTATTGTGGACAATACGGCTGTCGGCAACCGTTTGGACATGATTGGTTACGACATGGCTGAAGCAACCTATGTTGGTAGTTACGACATTTCGGGCAACCCGTTGTTTTATGCGATTTGGGACGGTCAAATCCATTTGTATCCGAAACCAAACAATGTTCGCACTTTGACCTGCCGAGGTTATCGGGAACCGACCGATTGGATTACGACACTGGGCAATGTTGATGCGTCCAAGAATTTGCATTTGCCTTTGGTTTATTATGCGTGCAGTCGCATCTATCAGCGTCTTGAGGATTCGGGTATGTCCGCTGAATATAAGCGTGCTTTTGATGAGGGTGTTTCGTTGGCACGAAACGCCGAAATTAAACCAACCAGTCACGCCCATTTGGTGTTGTCGCATGGACAAACCAGAGGCAGACCGACCTTCAAGGGTTGGATGCAGCAACTCGGTAGAACGCTCGGAGACCAATGACCATCAGTATTTTTGAACAACAGGATTTTACTGGCGGGTTGAATTTGCGTGCCGACCAGTTTCAGTTGGCTGAAAACGAGTCGCCAAGAATGTTGAATGTTGATGTGGACCCGAGGGGCGGGGTGTTTTCTCGTGGTGGCTACACGGCTATCAACGGCACGGTTGTGTCCAGTTGGACGCCGCACAGGTTGTTCCGTTTTGATGGCGACACCCCAAGGGTTATGTTGTCCAACGGCACCAAAGTGTTGCACTCCACTGGCGGCAATTTCACGGTTTTGCAATTTTCGGCGGGAAACGATATTTCTGTGGGTTCAAACTTTGGTGCGGGTTTCGCCCAGTGGGGCACGACTTTGTATATTTCCACTGGCACCAGCGGCAACGGCGGTTACAAATGGCAGACAACGAACGCATTTGCGTCGGCTTTGACCGCCAGCGGTCCAACCTTTCAACCATACGCCACGCCTACGGGCGGGTTCATGCCGTGCGCAAAGTTACTGGCTGTCCACGCCAACAAGATGTTCGCCGCCAACACAATAGAAGATGGCGTGTCTTATCCGAATCGTGTGCGCTGGTCGCACGATTCCCTGCCCGAAGATTGGATGACTGACGACTATTTGGATGTTGAGGGTGGCGGAAAAGAAATCACGGGCTTGGTTGTCGTCGCTGGACAATTGGTCATATTCAAACCCAAGGCTATTTTTGTGGTGTTCGGCTACGATTCCGACAGTTTTACAATCGTTGAATTGTCCAACCGTCTGGGGATTGACACGCCCCGCAGTGCGGCACAATCCGATGTCGGGGTATATTTTTTTTCGTACCCAGAAGGATTCCATTACTACAACGGCTCCAATATCAAAAACATTTTCAACCAGTTGCAACCAATCATAGATTTGAATTATTTGGATGTGACGACGAAACCAGTTGATGTTTCTTGGGTCAAAAACCGTGCATGGTTTGCGGTGCCGTATTCCACGACTGGGACCGCCGCCACCAAGGCGACGGTCAATTTTGTTTACGACCCGTCAATCAATGTTGCTGGCACATACACGATGTTTCAGTCGTCGGATTCGTATGGGCTGGTCGGTGGGATAAATTGGGAGAACTCCAACGGCACGGCGTTTGGTTTGTTTTGCCATGCGAACATCGGGCGGGTTGTTTCTGTGGACAACTACGACGAGGAGCAGGACAGTTTGGATGGTACTGCTTCTAGTTTTACCACCTATTATCGGACCAAATGGTTTGATGCTGTGTCTTACACCCAGAAAAAAATGTTTCGCCGACCCGAGTTTGTTTTGAAGGAACCGAACGCCGCCACAACAATCACCGTTGATGTTTACCACAATTTTGACGAAGCGGAGGGGAACCAGCGCAGAACTTTTAACCTGACCTTGACACCCGACACAACGGCGCTGATGTGGGGCAGCGGCGTTTGGGGCACCGATGTTTGGGGCGCTGGCGCCGCCAGCGCCGTGATTGTCGGCGGCTCCAATTTGGGTCTTGCCAGATGCGTCCAACTTGAGTTCATTGGCGAACTTGGCAAAAAATGGGGTATCAACAGTATCGGTTACAAATTTCAGGCACGAAGGGTTAAAGGCTAATGGCTACACTTACTATTCCTTATAGTTTTGTTAATGGCACGACTGCGGTTGCGGCGGAAGTCAATAACAATTTTTCCAATATCAAAACTTTTTGTGAGGCGTTGGCGGCTGGCACGAACATTGACGCCGACGCCATCACCAGTGGTTCGTTGTCCGCTACGGGTGTCACGGCTGGGTCTTATACGACGGCGAACATCACGGTTGATTCCAAGGGGCGCATCACTTCCGCCGCAAACGGCACCAGTGTTACTGGCGACAGCGACCAATTGGTGTTGGGTTCGCAGGTGTTTGGCTGATGGCTGAAAATTACAATATTCCTTTTATCAATGTTTTGGAGGGCGACGACGCAGATGTGTTGCGTCAAATTTTTGTTGATATTGCCAAACAGTTGAACGAGTTGAACACCAGATTGGAAAAACTAGAACG